CGATAACCGCTACGAGATCGCTGCCAAGTGCGTGAGAGCAAGGGATGGAAAGTTTAATGCCAAGTGACAGAATGATTAGATTGCTCATCGAAGACAAGCGTGGGAACATTATGAGGTTGCTTGGTCTAGATCGCGAGGTTGCTGATTGCAGCGAAAACAAAGACTCAGAGATGCGAATAATGAACCACTCCAAGAACACTGGCTATGGGAGCGATTAACTAAATGACAAGTAAAGTACACAATTTACAACCATCAACCTTTGAATCAATCGATACGTGCGTGTTCGAATGGCTGAGAGACACACTAAACATCCATGCAACAACCAACAAAGGGTGGAAGCCAGTCAAAACCCTATGGCTGACAGCGGAAAGATCTTTTCAGGTTAAAGATGACAAGGGCATGAGAGCAATCACATCAGATGCGCTTGTTTTTCCAATGATCAGTGTTGAAAGGGTCGGCGTGACAAAAACAAGCGCAAACGAAAGGCCATTTCCAGCACATATATTCCCAACAGACGATTATCGCAAAGGCTCATTCACAATTAGCAAGCGAATAAAGCAAGACAAGACAAGAAACTTTGCAAGATCTTCAGTAAATCGCTTCACTAACCAGTTTAATGCCAGATACCCAAATAATAAGAAGATTGTTTATCAGACATTGACGGTTCCGCTTCCAGTTTATTACGATATGCAGTATGATATTAATATCAGGACTGACTATCAACAGCAGATGAACGAAATTATGAGCGTCTTTATGACACACACAGGACACATCAACGTATTTAAGCTACAAAAGCTTGGGCACATTTATGAAGCTTTCATTGATGATAATTATTCCATATCAAATAACCTATCGGATCTCGGAGAAGAAGAGAAGCGCTATGAAACAACAGTTTCTTTAAAAGTTCTCGGCTATTTGATGGGAGCAGAGAACAACGAGGATGGTCCGAAGGTAACGCTCAGAGAGAATCCCGTTGAGATCCGCTTCCAGCGAGAGCGTATCATCTTTGGTGACATTGAAGAGGCAGCGGACAAAGGCCAGGGATTGATTGGATGATCAGGGTTAGCATTTCACAGTTGATTGAGAACGTTCAGCGCTTGAATGAGGACAAGCGTGGGAACATTGTACGCATTCTAAAGCTTCCGAAGTGGGTTGCTGATTGGTTTCATGAAGAGTTTGGTCCTAAATACAGCTTTGCATTCGCCCAATGGTGGAAACAATGGAATGATGACGAAAGAGTCTACCATACTATGGCGTCGACTTCGGGGCCGACAGATGAACTGGCAGAGCGCATAATTGACCAGCATCTTGATTGGTTTAAAAATCAAACTAGAATTCAAAGTTTGTTACGTTTCCTTAAAGATAACCCAGAGCAATTTCGAAATATTAAGAACATGGGGTTTTACCGCGCAGAGGTCTTCGTGGGCGGCCACTACAAGACACTAAGAGAAAAAGAATCGAAGCGTGAAATAGAAAAGAATGCGTTACTTAAATTCGACGACGGCTTCTTTTGGCATGACACAAAATCCAATAAGTGTGAAACATGGATCTCTGACAAGATGCAGCATTGTGGTCAAGATGACACAGGCCATCTTCAAATTCTATTCGATGATAAACTTGAACCGCACGTAACGTTGACATGGAACAAGGAAGACGGCGAGGTTACGCAATTAGTAGGCAAACAGAACAGATATCCGGAAGAGAAGTATTGGCCACACATATATGATTTAATTGTTGATAAAGATCTTGGAATAAGTTCTACAGTGGCCCAAGGTGAATTTGGTGAGTATATAGATGAACGAGAGATGGCAGCTAACCCTCACGTTGCCGACGCCGACGATCCACTTGATTATCCAGAACATTACCAGCTCCAAGAGAACAAACGAAACATAAGGCTAATTATATCATGAGAGTTAAAATATCAAAACAACGAATGGTAGAGATCATTCAAGAAGAAGTTAAGCTGGCTGAAATTACAATGCCAGTTCATGAACCAGTTAACATTACAAGTCCACACGAGTCGGAAGACACAGAATATCAGGACTTAGAGGACGAACAGGAAGGAACCATGCTCAGAAAGCTCAAAGAGATGTGGCTTAATTGGGGCGACGACGAACACCCTTATTATGGAGATCTTAAAGAGTTTATTGAGCAATACGAACCACTAGACCACGAAGGCCAGGAGTGCGAGGAAGCACACCCATACGAAACGCATGAAGCCTGGGTAGATGCCAGTATGGAAAGCAAAAGAGAGATGGCAAAATAATGAAGATAAGCAAGAAAAAACTACTAGAGATTATAAATGAAGAACTTCTCAATGAAGTGGAACCAACATCTCCAAACGATACACTTGAGAAGCTATCAAAAGATATTGAAAGATTTCAGAACTCCGGCAACCCAATGCTTCGAAGAGCAAGAGATGTATTCAATAAAGCCGGCGAAGATGTGGGGCGTCACGGGCTACAAAGAGATGAGATGATTATTGCTGATCTATATTATGCCCTGTTCGCAACACGCCAAAGGTTGGACGCACTCGCAAAACAGGCACCAATTGAAGAGCCGGAAGCTCAAGTGGAGCCATCGTCATTGCCACGCGACGATCTGGAACGATGGCAAAGAGATGTCGACGGCCCAACGGGCGGCCTAGAAATTGATGAGAACAAGCTTTTCGAAGTTTGAATTACTAATTATTCATAGGTAATTGTAATTGGAGAGTAAGCCACATGTCAAGTCGTAATTTTAAGTTTGTAAGTCCAGGCGTTTTCTTAAACGAGATCGACCAATCTAAACTTCCTTCAGAGCCGCAAGAAACAGGCCCAGTCATTATTGGTCGCACACTTCGCGGCCCCGCTATGAGGCCCGTCCGCGTTGATTCGTTTGCAGAATTTGTCGAGATGTTTGGCGAGCCCCAGCCCGGTGGAAAGGGCGACGATATCTGGCGCAATGGAAACACTTTGACTCCGACTTACGCTTCTTATGCAGCTCAAGCGTGGTTAAAGAATAGCCCAACATGCACAATCGTAAGATTGCTAGGAAAGCATCACCTGAACAAGACCGCTAATGGCAAAGCTGGTTGGAAAACTGATCAATCATTGATTGCCGCAGGCGATAGTTACACCGATCAAGGCGGCGCATTTGGTCTGTTCGTATTCCCTGGCGGAATCAGCGGCTCAGGCGGGTCCATCGGCACCATTACAAACAGCGGTTCGTTGGCAGCAATTTGGTATTGCAACGAGGGCGTTGTTGGCTTAGCTGGCCAAGATCTTGGTGGAGCCGAAAAATCATTTGGTATCGCTGAGCTAATCGGCTCAGATGCTAGCGGAAACTTCAAGGCTGTTGTAACATCGTCTGGAGCAACAGACACTATCAAGTTTAATTTCAGTAATGGAAATAAGAACTTTGTTCGCAAAGTGTTTAACACCAATCCCACGCTTGTTAATTCAGACATTACAAGTACCACAAAAACATACTGGCTTGGAGAGACATTTGAAAATGAATTCTCAGGCGCCCTATCTTCAAGTGGCCCCGGTGACTTCCACGCAAATGTAGATCCCGTTCCTCAATATTGGGGTTGTATTGTTGGCCTCGGTGCCAACACTGGCGGAATCGTAACCAAACAACATAGTAGCCGATTGATTTCGAATCAAGATGGCCAAACTGGCTGGTTTATTGCACAGGATTTGGGAAGCGACTTAACGAACTATAATCCAAGCAATATGCAGAACTTGTTCAAGTTCCATGGTCGCAATTATGGAGAGTGGCTCCAAAACAACCTTAAGATTTCAATTGCGAATCTTAAATACAGCACAAATGAGTTCAATAAATACGGAAGTTTTGACGTTTTGATTCGTAATATCAACGATACAGACAAAACCCCCGTAATTCGTGAGAGATTCAGCAACTGCAATCTAAATCCCAATTCTGAGAATTATATTGCACGCCGAATCGGTGACGCGTATGTTGAGTTTGATACAACCGAGCGACGACTAACAGAGAAGGGTCAATACTTTAATCGTTCTAAATATGTTCGAGTCGAAGTGAATGTTGATGTAGACGCTGGCGGCACAAACGAAGAGCTTTTGCCCTTCGGAGTTAAAGGTCCGCTAAAATATAAGAACTTCTCATGGACAAGTGGTTCAACTTCCTTTGTTGCCGCAGCTAGTACGTTTGCTCTCGCCGGCGGTGCGAGCGGAATTCTATCTCCCGTTAATCCAAGTAGCCACGAAATTAGTGCTTCATCTTTGCCAGATTCTACACGATTTGACTTCTTGTATCCGAGCATGTCTCTACGACAGACTGCCCTGCAAGACAATCTAGGTAGCTTTAAACAGGCGTACTTTGGTGCGTGGACTGGCATCAGCAATACCAATGCTAAGTTTAATGAAGGCGTTAGAGATTTGGTAGCTGCAAAGGCGACTGATATTGATGATTTCGCAGCAGGAACATACACAGAAGCAATGTGGAACTTCAGTTTGGACAATGTGTCTGGCTCATCAACTGTTGGTGATTTCGAATACTTGCCAAAGGGCCGCTTACGCGGAACTTCTGTAACAGCATTCAACGGTTCATATCGTGACTTGTTAGATGCCGGAATTAATAAGTTTACTACAGTATTCCACGGAGGTTCTGATGGCTTCGATGTCACAGAGAAAGAGCCTCTGCGCTCTGGCCTGCTTACGGATGGTACAGAGAAAACCAACTATGAGTTCAATACTTATAAAGAAGCTATTGATTTGATTAAGGATCCAGAGGCTGTTGAGTTTAACTTGGCACTAGCCCCTGGCCTTTCTCACGAGGGTTTGACTGGGCATTTGGTTGATACCGTCGAGGCCCGCGCTGATGCTCTAGCAATCATTGACCTTAATGGTGATTTCAGCCCAGCATACGAAGGTAAAACCGGACCTACCTATAGAACTAGCGTAGACACAACGGTTGCTAACCTTAGAAATCGCAGGCTCAACTCCAGCTATGGTTGCGCGTACTACCCCTGGGTTCAGATTCGCGATACTATTGATGGCAGCTATGTGTTCATGCCTCCCTCTGTTGTTGCCTTGGGCGCAATGAGCTATACGGATAGAGTCAAGGCTCCGTGGTTTGCGCCTGCTGGCTTCAATCGTGGCGGCCTTACGAGCGGTGTTTCGGGCCTCCCGGTGGTCAATGTGACCCAGAAGCTGACCAGCAAGGACCGTGACAAGCTATATGATGCAAACATTAATCCGATTGCATCCTTCCCGTCAGAAGGCATTGTGATTTTTGGACAGAAGACGTTGCAAGTTACGCGCTCAGCGCTTGACCGTATTAACGTCCGACGATTGATGTTGTTTGTTAAAAAGGGAATTTCAAGAATCTCTTCAGATATCTTGTTTGAGCCCAACGTCAAGGAAACTTGGGATAGATTCACGGCGAGAGCAGAACCTTTCCTACAAGATGTTAAAGCTCGCTTTGGCTTGACAGATTACAAGTTGATTCTTGACGAAACAACCACAACACCAGATCTGATTGACCGTAACATCATGTATGCTAAGGTATTTTTGAAGCCGGCCAGAGCCATTGAGTTCATCGCGGTTGACTTCTTCATCACCAATACGGGCGCCAGTTTTGAGGACTAATTAGGAGATATAAGATAGCATGGTAGCAAAGAAAGCAAATCCTTTACCCCCTTGGGCATCAGTTAATATTGAACCCAAACGTAAGTTCAAGTTCCAATTGGCGTTTGGTGACGTTCCAGCTTGGGTTGTAAAGACTGCCGCAAGACCTTCGATGGCAATTTCGGCAGACGCCAAACACAACTTCATGAGTCATGAGTTTAAATTCCCTGGTCGTGTAACTTGGGAACCAATTGAGGTTACTCTTCTTGATGTTATTGACCCAGATATTGCGTCAGCAATGTTTGAGATTGTCGAAAAAGCTGGCTATGTAGTTCCATCTCAGTGGACAAATGATAATGAAGGTTGGAAGAAAAGCCTTTCAAAGCGACGTTTTAGCACTGACAACATTGGCGACGTATCGATCATCACTTTGAATTCGGACGGCAAAGAGGTTGAACGCTGGACTCTGAGAAACACATGGGTTCACAATGTTAAGTATGATGACGTTAGCTATGACGATGATGGCCTAATGAGCATCACTATCGGCTTGACATTCGATTACGCAGAGATCAAGACAACACTAATAAATCCTTAATCTCAGCCTAATTATAGTATGTCGGCTACAAGTAACATAAATAAAAAAGATAAGAAGCGTGCTGAAGCGTTTTCAGAGGCAGATCTCCCACCGGACAAGATATTTCAAGACGCTCAGCAGTCTTTTCGTTATTTTTTGAAAGTTCAAGGACTAAATGTAGCGTACTTATCTCAAGTTACTAGGCCATCTTATCAAATTCTGACAGAAGAGCACAGACTTCTTAACCATTTCTTCCAATATCCGACAGGAATTAAGTGGGAGCCGATCACATTTACGGTTAAAGAGATCTTTGTTCGTCAGGCGTTTGAAAAGACGGTTGGTGAAGTAATGATGAAGAAATTAACCAACCAATCTTATGACCAGCCAGACAAAACAAATAGCATTCTACTGAAAGACATAAACAAACAGTCACTAGTCAACTCGCTGGGCCCAATATCGATCCAAGTTCTGAATCCGTCAGGTAAAGTTTATGAAGAGTGGGTTTTACACGGAGCGTTTGTATCACAACTTAAACCTTCAGAGCTACAATATGCACAAAATGATTTAACAAATATTTTAGTTACGGTAACATATGATTATGCCGAATTGAAGAGGTTTTAATGAGCAGAAATAATGAAGAGCGATTGGCCCAGCCAAAAACACAACAAACACAACAA